TCAATATGTAATGGGATTACAGGCTTATGTTATTAAACCAGAAGCAGCAAGAAAACTAATTAATGATGTAAAAACAAATGGATATTATCCAGCAGACATTCAATGTAACAAAGGTATAATAAAGATAGAAACTATCTATCCGAGTTTAGCATCAGTAAATCCGAGATTCTATGGCAATAAAAAATTAATGAAACAAGAAAGTACAACTCAAAAGAAATGGTAAAGCCAAATAACGATAGATACATTTACGAAAGTCCAGATGAAGGCAAAACTGTTTATCGTAGAGAAATCGGAGGAGTTACAAGAGAGTTGTTAACATTTCCAGGAAGCTCAGATGACTTGTTTCGTTATGCTGAATTTGTTAAAATTATTGATATGTCATATTCGAATCCCGCACTCAAGAAAGCACTTGATAATCTCCTTTTAATATACTATACTGTAAAAGATGGGACAGAATAAACACATAGACTTATTCAAAGATATGATTCCGGCAGTCGATATGGGACTAAAGGATCTATGGGATGCGGCCACAGATGAAGGCCGCAAAGAAATTAAAAACGATCTTTGGAATCTAAATAGATATATCAGTTCAATTAAATCTAATAATAGAGAACAACAAGAATACTTTGTTACAATGGTTAATGAACTATATAATAAACATTGGTTTACTTTACAGAAACACCCTAAATTACTTTGGCAATTGCTTTGCTTATGTAGTTGGGATAAGAAGAAAACATTCTTCCACGAATGGATTAAAGTAGGTAGGACTAAATCCGATAAACGTGTTAAAATATTAGCAGAAGCATATCCCCATCTTAGAGATGACGAACTCGAACTACTAGCAGAGATAAATGGAACCGCTGACATTAAAGACCTTGCGAGACAGATGGGATACCCCGAAAAGGAGATCAAAAATCTCTAACTACGTTTGTGAGCATTGTGGTAAGAGCTTTGTTAAAGAAAAGACTCTTATGGTTCATATGTGTGAGCCAAAGCGCCGCTATATGCAGAGAGACGAACGCAGAGTACAAAGTGGTTTCTATGTCTATAATAGATTCTATAAGATTACACAGAACGCAAAGAAAGAAAAAACTTACGAAGAATTTGTAAAGAGTCCATACTACAATGCTTTTGTTAAGTTTGGATCCTTTATGAGTAATGTTAATCCACTATACCCAGACAAGTACATTGATTGGATTATTAAAAGTGGAATAGCATTAGACAAGTGGTGTCGAGAAGAACTGTATGACAAATATGTTATAGATCTTATTAAGACTGAACATGTTGAAACAGCGGCAGAAAGAACTGTTCAAACTATGATTCAATGGGGTGAAAAACATAGTGCAGGGTGGAATCACTACTTTAGTTATGCAAATGTAAATAAGATTGTATATGATGTAAGGGATGGTAAAGTTAGTCCATGGATTATGCTTAATAGTGACAATGGAATTAGAACTTTACAGAATATGAGTGACGAACAGTTACAGATGATTGCCCCCATGGTAGACATAGAGTTCTGGTCTGAACACTTTAGAAAAAATAAAGATGATTTGATATTTGCCAAGAACTTAATCAAGGAAGCAAAGATATGAGTGAAGAATTTGAAGACATTCCTGAAGACGAAGAGTCAGACGATTATAAATCTGTAGATCTTAAGTATCAAATCTTTTCGGATGAAAAGGATAATACTGTTTACTTAAAATTTAACGGTTTCGAAAATCAACAACAAATGGATAACTTTATCGATTATATTGATTTCTCGTTGCCTTTACTTTTATACCAAAGCAGTACGAAACACTAATGCCTGATATTGATATAGACTTCTTCGATCGAAACAAATTACTAGAAGTAATGCCTCATCACGTGGCTATGCGTAGACAAAAGGATGACGAAGTTAAACATAATACTGGCGTTTACTTTACTCCAATCCCTCATAATCCATTTACAAATCTTTCTACTATAGATTACGAGACAGCAGAAGAAAGAGGATATTTTAAAATAGATATTCTTAATGTTTCGATCTATGAAGGCATTGATGGCGAAGTACAACTTGTTAAGTTAGTAACAACAGAACCTAATTGGGAGTTATTCGCATACAAAGAAATTGTAGATCAATTATTTCATATCAATGGTCACTTTGAAATTATTAGTAAGTTAAAGCCAAAGAGTATAGAACAACTTGCGGCAGTACTAGCAATTATACGTCCTGCTAAAAGACACCTTGTTGATAGCGACTGGAATACAATTAATAATGAAGTTTGGAAAAGACCCGAAGATGATGCTTACTTTTTTAAAAAATCACATGCTGTAGCATATGCTCATGCTATTGTGGTACAACTTAACGCTTTGTGCGAACGAGCTGAACAGAACGACGCTTAACTCTTTTTAACATTATATTATTTAAATTTACTACTGGACCCATTAATACTTGAACATCTTTAGTAGTGAAGTTTTTCATAGCATATCTAAAAACTTCCATTTCTTTGCGTAAGAAAATATTAATAGGAATCATTCTATTTGATTCCCACCACCATATATCTCCCATCTCTAAAAACGCCTTTTTGTGCCCATCACCTTTTAAAATATTATAATCATATATGCTTGTTATGTTGTTATCTTGGTTAATTATTATTCCAACATACTCATGGTTGCCATAAGTGATTACTGTGATGAATGGAAAGTCGTCCTCTATCTGTTCTTTTAATAGCATAAATATCTACAAGGATCCTTTTAACATGCATAAGCAGCCAGCGTATTTATACAATAATGTCCAGGAACTTTATACTGATCTGGATCCAAAATGGATGGGGTATAGGAAGGTGTACGCAAGAACTTTAAAGCTCTATAAGGGCATTGACAACTCATTTACTATGAAACTAATGAATGGGGATCAAAAACTCCTAGACCTAAATAATCAAGGATATACTCTTTGGTTCCAGATACTAGATCGCGATACAGCAGAACTTAAATTCAAGACTAGCATGGAAATAGATTGCGGTACTGCTCCTAACTCCTTTGTTACTCTACCAGTAACAGAAGGAGACTTAGAACCACTTAAAAGTGGACATTATATGTATAGTGCTTATCTAACAGACGCAACTGGTAAAAGAACTATACTTTACGGAGACTCACAGTTTGGTGCGAGTGTTCCTGTTGAGATTATTGAAAATGCTTTCCCACAAGTGTTACCATCTCAAGAGGTATTAAACTCGGAATTTATTACTGCGGAGAATGTTGATTATGTTGTGGTCGATGATAGTCTCTATACTTCCTCGCTTGATGCTCATCCTGATCTCAATAGTAATACAGCTCTTCATACTGTGGTATTTTATAGCACAGGATACGAAGGACAAATAGAGATCCAGGTTACATTAGAAAATGGTAATACTGATATTATACAATGGTGTGTATTAGATACTGTTGATGTAGCAACTAGCGATGATATCCAATATTATAACTTCAACGGTATCTTTACTTTGGTTAGATTCCGTATGATTCCTGCTACAGGTAACACAGGTACCGTTGACAAAATCCTTTATCGAAGTTAATATGTTTGTATGAGTCTTTATGACGACTTACTTGCTCTTGCTCCAAACAAGAAACAAACTCCTAATGGTTGGGTAAGTTTCAATGCGCCATGTTGTATTCATCAAGGTGAGAATCGTGATACAAAGAAACGCGGCGGCATAAAGAGAACTGAAGACAGTGGAGCAACCTATCACTGCTTTAACTGTGGATATAAAGCAAGTTGGAGGCCCGGACGAGGACTTAGCAAACGAATGAAAGAATTGCTAGGTTGGATGGGAGCAAGTACAGACCAAATCAATAAGATTGCCTTTGAATGTTTAAAGACCGAAGGTGGTCAAAAGGCAGAACATGTAGTTGCTATTCCAGAATTTGTTCCACGACCATTGCCCGAAGACTCACATAAGATTACTGAAGAACTAATTATAAATGATGAGAGAGTTCATCCTGTTGTTCAATACTTAGATAGTCGTGGATTAAACATTTACGATCACGATTTATATTGGAGTGAAGAAGAAGGTTGGCATGATAAATTAATCATTCCTATTACTGTGAACAAACAACTTATGGGATTTGTTGCTCGTAAAATTACAGATGGCGGACCTAAGTATATTAAAAGTCATCCTCCCTTTATAGTATTCAATTTAGATAAACAGACATGGGATAGAAAGTTTGTATTAGTATTTGAAGGTAATATTGATGCTTTGTTATTAGATGGCATTAGTGTAATGACTAACGAATGTAGTCCAGAACAAGCATTACAAATTAATAATTTAGGTAGACAGGTTATTGTTGTTCCAGACCAAGATGCCGCAGGAGAAACACTAGTTAAACATGCTCTAGAATACGGTTGGAGTGTGGCGTTTCCTAATTGGGATGACTGTACTAAAGATGCTGCTGACGCTGTGAAAAGATATGGCAAATTAACTACTCTTATAAGTATTATGATGAACGTGGAGAGCAATCCACTTAAAATCAAGCTAAGGATGAAATTATGAAGAAACTATGGGAAATTATTACATGGCCTTGGAGATCTATCCGAGACGAATATAAGTTTAGAAAGCGTCTTAGAGAACTCCGCAAGAAGGATCCATTTACATATAAATGATTACTTGGGGCATATCAGCAAATAGTCACGACGGTGCTCTTGCAGTATTCGACGATGATAGATTATTATTTGCTAGTCATACTGAACGATTCAGTGGACTTAAGAATGATCCGCATCTTAATCATAAAATAGTTAAATATGCTATACAACTAGCAGGCGAACCAGATCTAGTATGCTGGTATGAAGATCCTAATTGGAAATTCACTAGACAACTATATGCCGGCCAGAATATAAAAGAGTGTTGGCATGATCACAATATTAAAAATTATTTGGATAGTTACGGTATACATGCTCCTATCAAATATTCCAACCATCACGAAGCACATGCCGCTGGAGCGTTTTTTACTAGTCCTTTTGATTCTTGCGCTGTTCTATGCATTGATTCTATAGGCGAATGGAATACAACTACAATTTGGAAAGCAGGACCTAACGGACTTAAAAAAGTTTGGTCAATGAATTATCCTAATAGCATAGGACTTTGGTACAGTGCTATGACTCAACGTATAGGATTAAAACCTAACGAAGAAGAATATATCCTTATGGGTATGGCTGCTTTTGGTGATAAACATAGGTTAGCAGAAAGAATAGAAAACGATTTTTTCTTTGGGATATTCGATAAACTAACAACAAAGATTAATCTACATAAAGGCTGTAAATGGTGGGCACCTGAGTTAAATACCGAACAAGATATGTTTGATATTGCTGCGGCAACTCAATATATCTATGAAAGGAAATTCAAAGAACTTTTATATAAAGCGAGGGACTTAACACATGAGAATAGAATCGCACTTGCTGGTGGTTGTGCTCTTAACTGCGTCGCTAACGACTTTGCTTGGCTTATGTTTGACGACGTTTGGATATTTCCTAATCCGGGTGATTCCGGGTCTAGTGTTGGGGCAGTATTAGCACATAGACAAAATAAAATTGTTTGGGAACATTGCTACTGGGGTTACGATATCCCAGGACACTATCCGATTAAAGAAACTTTAGAAGTTCTTCTAAAAGGCGGACCTGTTGGTGTAGCAAATGGACAAGCAGAGTTTGGCCCTAGAGCATTAGGTAATAGAAGTTTACTTGCTGATCCTAGATCAGATACAATAAAAGATAAAGTAAACGAAATAAAGAGACGACAAAAGTTTAGACCATTTGCTCCTGCTATACTAGAAGAATATGCTAAAGATTATTTCCACTTAGAAGGACATACTTCTAGATTTATGCAATATGCTGTACCTTGCGCTTACCCAGATAAGTTTCCAGCTATTATACATGTTGATGAAACTAGTCGTGTTCAAACAGTTCCGGATAATGGATCAGGATTTAGAAAACTTCTTGAGGAATGGTACGAAGAAACAGGTTGCCCTATGCTGCTCAATACCAGTTTAAATATCAAAGGTAAACCTATGGTTAACGATTCATTAGATGCTGAGGCATTTAGGAAACATTACGGAGTTCCAGTTTTTACTCACGCAAACAATATGAAAAGATAATCTTTTACATAAACCAATTAAGGTACTATAATACAATATGGCTGATTATACTTACGACATACAAAAGTTGTATTTGGAGATGTTCTTAGCAGACGCAGAAACGTTTGTTAGAGTACAGAACATCTTTGATCCAGAATCGTTTGATCGTAAATTACAGCCAGTTGCTGAAAAACTTAAAGAATATGTAGACAAGTATAAGGTAATGCCCGAACTGCGAATTATTAAAGCAGAAAGTGGCGTTGACTTACAGGATGCTACAGATGTTCCTAAAGAAAATTATGAATGGCTGCTTGACGAATTTGAAAAGTTTGCTAGACATAAAGCCTTAGAACGAGCGATCCTTGAATCCGCAGACTTGCTTGAAAAAGGCGATTATGGTCCTGTGGAAGCGAAGATCAAAGCTGCCGTACAAATTAGTCTTGCAAAAGATATGGGCACTGATTACTTCTTAGATCCGAGAACAAGACTACTGAAACTCAAAGATAACAATGGACAAGTATCCACTGGGTGGAAAGGCATAGATCAAAAACTCTATGGTGGATTCAATCGAGGAGAGTTGAACATCTTCGCAGGAGGATCCGGCGCTGGTAAGAGTTTGTTCTTACAGAATCTTGCTGTTAACTTCTCTTCGGTTGGCTTAAACGTGTTATATCTATCATTAGAACTTAGTGAAGAACTAACATCGATGCGTATTGATAGTATGATTACTGGCGTGACTACTAGAGAGATCTTCAAGAATATTGACGACGTTGAAATTAAAGTTAAGGTAGCAGGTAAGAAGGGTGGAGCCATACAAGTAAAGTATATGCCTAGTGGTAAGAACGTTAACGATCTTAGAGCATATGTAAAAGAATATTCTATTAGAAAAGGCTTTATGCCTGATGCTATTCTAATCGATTACTTAGATCTACTAATGCCCATGGGCGTTAAGGTTAGTGCTGAAAACTTGTTTATTAAAGACAAATACGTATCTGAAGAACTAAGAAACTTTGGTATGGAGATTAAGGCTGTACTTGTAACAGCAAGTCAGCTGAACAGAGCAGCAGTTGAAGAAGTAGAATTCGATCACAGTCATATCAGTGGTGGACTTAGTAAGATCCAGACAGCAGATAATGTGATTGGTATCTTTACAAGTAGAGCAATGCGCGAACGTGGAAGATATCAAATTCAGTTTATGAAAACAAGATCTTCTAGTGGAGTTGGACAGAAAGTAGACTTAGCCTTTGATCCAGATACTTTGAGAATTAGTGATTGTGATGATGACGATAGTGATATGAATCAAGCAGGCGGCCGTAGTAAAATTGCCGACAGTATTAAAAGTAGAACTACTGTGGCACCACCGAGTAGTCCGTCATTACCAAATGATCCAATTAAAGAAATGGCAAAGGTTAGAGCTACAACAGGTAGTGCTAAACTGAGAGAACTACTTGGAAATCTGAATACTGACGAAGATGACTTATAAATATCTCCATGACAATGTGGGTATTTGGAGAAAGTTTTTCTTATCATTATAAAAAATCAAAGTATTTCAATCATCTAGAAGATAGTTGGGTTGAACGGACAGGAAGATCTTTAAATCAAGAAATTATACCAAATGCTAAACATTCTATCACAATTGAATATGTTTTTCATAAATTCAACGAACAACGAAATAATATTAAAGAAAATGATATATGTATAATAGCACTTCCTTATATCGATCGTCGCTGGTTCTTTCAAAAGCATCTTCTTAAAATATTTTATCTAAACGATGATGAAAACGAAGCATTAGAAAATTATAAAGAACACTTAAATTATTTCGACGACTTACACAAAGTATATACTATTAATTTTCTTTATAATGTAAACTATCTTACAAAGAAGTTAAATTTACATACAATTGTTTTACTATCTTTTTATGACTCGGAAGAAATTATAGAACCTTTAAAAGATGAGTTTGACTCAATAAACTTTTCAAAAGGTACTATCAGTGGAATTACTATTAACGAACTTAAAAAAGAATCTTTAAACGATGAAACAAATTTATGGTTGCAAAAGAATGATCCTAGGGTTAATCATCTATGCAGAAATAATCATATAACATTATCAAATAAAATTATCGACAATGTTTTACATAAAAGTGCTATCGATCTCACATTAGGGTTTGAAAATAACTTTCTAGATAAAATACTAATGCAAGATCCTAAATTTATAGAAGATCAATTGTTTGGAGGAATTATGACTCGGCTACAAAGGATAAAGGTAAATAGGTCATGACTATGTGGGTATTCGGAGATAGCTTTTCAAGACATTTTAAATATCAACCAGAAACTTGGGTTGAACGTACTTCTAAAATTATAGGACAAGAAGTTAAGGCTTTTTCGAGACCCGTGGTTCCATTGGAACATATATTTTATAAATTTAATGAAAAAAGAAATGACATTAAAACTAATGACATTATTATCTATACCCTCACTAATTTAGACAGACGATGGTTTTGGAAGAACCAACTGTTTAAGGTATTTTACGAATGGGACGAAAATGAAACTAGAGCTGTAAATTATTATCAAAGGTTCCTAACTAACTTCAATGATGTTCACGAAGTTTATTTGATTAACTTTCTTTATAACTTACATGCACTAACAAAGAAATTAAATCTCCACACAATTGTTATAGCTAATTTTAGTGACTATGATATGTTATTAGAAGATGCATCTAAAAAATTTCCTCTGTTTCATTTCTCTAAGGGTCCACTTAGTATTGCTGCTGACTTAGAATGGAAAAAAGAAGTTTTTAGAAATGCCGATGTAGAATGGTTTATGAGACAAGATAAAAGGCTTAATCATTTTACTAAAGCTAATCATATATTGATTTCGGATAAAATTATTGATAATATTAAAAATAAAACTTCCATTAACTTTACACAAGGATTGAAAACTAATTTTCTAGATGACGATATGTTAGAAAATCCTGAGTTTCGTAAACACGAACTATTTAATGATGAATGGAAAGCAACTGTTAACTCTGGCGATTGGAAGGTAGAAGAAGAATGACTTTATGGATTTTCGGCGATATTGCCCTAGACACAACAAATCTAAAAACAGATGTTAATTCACTTGCACTATCTGGAACAGCTCTAGAATTTGCATATCAGAGATTTAATATTGCAAGAAAGAAGATTAAAGAAAATGATACTGTGGTTGTTGCACTAACAAACTTTGATCGAAGATGGTTTTTTAAACAATACCCCGAATATGCAGAATTCGATACGTCACCAACTGATAGTAAAAAAGAGAATAAGGCTATAAAACTATTTAGAAAATATTTAGATCATAAAGAAATACATCAAACTTATCTAATAGACTTCTTATACAATCTTCATTCATTAACTGAGGAATTAAATTTACGTACATTACTAGTACCAAACTCTAACGATGTAAAACAATTTCTATTAGATAAAAAAGAATTATTCCCTTTATTTGATATAGTAGAACTAGATAATATCAAAGAAGTATTATAATGACTGTTTGGGTCTTTGGTGATAGCTTTGCAGAACATTATCCCGGGTTAAAAGAACAATGGATGCAAAGAGTAACAAACGAATTGAAAACTGATATAGTTTCATTTGGCCTTTCGGCATCTAGTGTAGAATATACCTATCAGAAATTTAATCTTATTAGAAATAAAATTAAAGAAAATGATGTTGTTATAGTTGCTCTTACCAGTTATCAACGGAGATGGTTCTTTAAATATTACCCAGGGGATCTTGTTAAAATATACAACCCCGGCGGATTTGACGATTATAAAGAATACTTGAAGGCACCTTCTGGAAATCCTAAAGAAGAAGAAGCACTTATTGCTTATGCAGATAATTTAAATCATAAAGAGTTACAAGAAATATATCTTCTTAATTTTTTATACAACTTAGATTATATTACGAAAAAATTAAACTTACATACTATTGTTCTTATAAATCTCTATGATATAAATCAATTAATGAAAGATAAAAAAGATCTATTCTCAAAAATTCATTTTAGTGAAAATATGATGTTAGATATCTACCTTAAGGAATTCACAAAAGAACATATTATTAATAATGCACTTGCAACAATGGATCCGAGAGTTAATCATATGATCAAGTCTAATCATATAATACTAGCAAATAAGATTTTAGATAATATTAAAAATAATACCCCGATCGATCTAGGTGCAGGGTTTGTTGAAAATGTAATTAATGAAAAAACATTAGAGCATCAACAATTTATTAATGATGAATTGTTTTTTGGATTTTTAAATAAAATAAAAAAATTATGATTTTCTTTTTGTTGGCTTGAACTTTGCTACTGGACTTACTGAATTAGTATCATCTAACTCACGGCTCTTCATATCACCGTTATTTAAATCTTTGTACTTTGCACCAACAGCTTTATATGCCATCTTTAACATTTGCTGTTCTTCAGGGGTATATGGATTAGTAGTCTTTCTTTTTCCAATCCAGCTAGATGCGGTTGTGAGAGGCTCGATTTGACCGTCAGTTCCTGCTACAGCAAGACCTAATCTATATTGCATGTAATCGCTAGTCCAATCTTCTCCACCATCATAAAGATTCAATCCTACTGTTGGATTCAAATCATGATCCGGTGGCTTCTTCTGAACTTTTGCTTCGGGTAAAAACTCTCGTGCTCTCATGACTATATTTATTCTATTTCGCTGCTACCGTACAACTCTGGATGTTGATCACAATATATCTTTACTAACATACCCGCAGCAGTAGTAGCTTCTATTTCTAAATCAGTACGGCTCTTTGTAGATCCTACTTCCATTTGTCTATGGTGAGTCATTTCATGCGCTATAGTACGTAATACGTCTACAATGTTGCGCCCGTGAACCTCTACTGTAAATCCGCCCTTTGCTGGAACATATACGCCAAAGGTCTTATGAGTTGTGGAAAATGTAGGATCTTTCTCTATACGTATCTTAGGAAGGTGATCCATACGTAAACGATCCGCTACAAACTTCACAAAGTCTTTAATTGTCTTGTCCATGTAATATTTAGCTAATTAAATACGCAATGTCGAATGTGTGGATCTTGGGAAATAGCTTTTCCTATCAAACTAGAGAATTTGATAAAAATACTTGGATGAAACAAGTAGCTAACACTCTAGAATACAATTCTAAAAATTTATCTTCAAATGGTACTAGTCTAGATTATGTCTATCATTCATTTAATAAGATAAGACACGAAATAGAATCTAATGACATTATAATTTGTACAGTTACTGATACCGATCGTCGTTGGTTGTTTGAACATAACCCATGTGATGCTATATGGAGACCCCTAGATGAGAATTTAGACTTATATCCTGTTGTATACGAAGAAGAAGTTAAGTTTGAACCCCGAGATCCTAGAATAGTTAATGCCGTGAATCTATATTTGAAGCATCTCGATAATCTAGCTGCACACGATGCTTATCTACAAAATTTCTTATACAATTTAAATCATTTCACTAAAATAGGAGTACGGGTTATAATACTCCCTTGTTTTGAAAATATTAGTAACGTTCTTAACGAATATAAGAATAAATTCCCAAACTTGCATATTGCAGATAAAAGTATAATGAGCATAAGCAAAGATGAATTTGAAGGAAATGAATTCTATCTTAGCGGTATTATGAGATTTAATCCCGATCCCAGGCTAAATCACTTAACAACTACCAATCACAATATAATGTCTCAGAAGATAATCAACTATATCAAAAATAATGAACCCATATCATTTAGAAATGGATTCATTAAAGATTGTTTAAATTATCATAATCTTAGAGATCAAGACTTTAGTAAAAAAGAACTATTTGACTTGAACTTAGATGAATACTATGAGAAATACTCTACTCGCCAGGATCATATAGCTCATGCTGATCTTGAACGCCGTGCTCCTTTAGAACTTCCAAGGTAAACAAATAGGGCCCGGCATCCTTGGTGATAACACAAGTAGATCTTATGTCAAACTTTAGAAAATAATCTTCACGTAACCGATCACTCATGATCCACCTATTTCCGTTATATACTCTCTGCTTACTACTTTCTCTACTTTTTCCCCAGTGACACTGTCTATATAATGTATCTGGTACGCTTCTAGAAACTCATGTAACAACTCACACTCAATAAATTCACCATCACTATTATAAACATATGCCACGTGTCTCTCCATCAGTTCGGAACCCAAGCCCAGCAAGCCGCGAAGCGGTGCGCGGTTTTTAAACAAATTTTTTAGGACCTGTTATATGCGTATTTATTAAGCATCTTTCTTACCGGGAGAAAACAATAACCACAAACTAACTAGTACATCCGCTGCTAGTAAACAATAGGTTATGGTGCTTTCGGGCTCACCCCAACTGTGAATGGTGGTAATCAACCATAAACCAAATATCCACCATATATGCACAAAGTCATATCCCATATCACATAAACGCTTGGATACTAAATTAAGGCTTGTATATACACTATGCCCTATGGCAGCAATTAGCAGGCCAAGCGATATAACTACCCATAGAGATCCATCGAAATCTAGTAATGGGTTAATTAACGCTAATAATGCTACTGTTACCATAGATGATACTAAACCATACATGAAATAATCAACTCTGCCTATACGACCACCCCATACATAAACATTCTGAACAACTTTATCAACGAAGTCCATGGACTGCTCCTTATAACGTAATATTAACTTAACACAGTACTGAACACAGCGCAAGATCTTTCTATCTTTCTAACTAAACTGTGACATAAGTACATCATGAGAACACTTTGGACATTCGGAGATAGCTATACAGAACCATACGGATATGGAAGCGATGATTGGGATAATGGCCCTGATAATAGACCCTTTATTACTGATAATTGGCTAGACTTGATATGTAAAAATATTAAAGTTAAAAATCATAACTTTTATGGAAAAGCTGGTACTGCTTTATCATATACATACTACAAATTTGATCAAAGCAAATGTGATATGCAAATAAATGATGTTGTTATTATAGTACTTACTGATGTTAAAAGAAAATGGTTTGATCAAGATAATCCTAATCATGGACCATATTGGGATTATAATGTAACACATATGACTGCAGATGAATACGAAGCAGGTAAAAAATACTTGCTGTATCTTGATAAAAATCCACTTATGGAAGAAATATACTTAAAAAACTTTTTAGAAAGTGTACATAACATTACTAAAGAAAAAAATCTTACTACTATTGTTATTGCTGGGTTTGACTACGATTCAATTGAAAAAATTAAACATGAATACCCACTTATACACTTTCCAAATGATAGTTTATTAAAAATAACACATGGTGAAATTAATAGTGAGTATAATCAAATAGTACTAGGAAATGAAGATAAACGACATAATCATATGACAAAAAGTAATCATTTTATACTGGCTAACAAAATAACAAATTTTATCCTATATAGAGAACCTATTATAATAGATGACTTTGTTACTAATACTATTACAAAAAAATTTTTCAATAATATAGAATTACAGAAATACGAACTATTTGGCAAAACTTGGAATATTGGTAAATTATGAATAGATTATGGACATTTGGAGCTAGTCTAGCTCAACTTACTGACTATAGAGAAAATAGAAAAATACTGATAGAAGATCAATGGTTGAATCAAGTTGCAAATAAACTAAACTATGAACACATGGCATTTGGACTAGCAGGTAGCAGTCATGACTATATGTATAAGAAATTCTACGATATTAAAAATGATATAATAGCAGGTGATGTTGTTATTATAGCTATGACAGTACTAAACGATAGACAATGGTTTTTTGAGGATAGACCACATGTAGGTAGCATAGTAGACGTTGATATGACTAGTGAAGAACTATACGCTTATAAACAATACATACTGCATTTAGATAAAAATAAACAAT